CAACCGCGTAAAGATCCTTTTCGTGTGGCTGAAGCCGCCGTGCCACTGCTAACCTCGTGTACCCAAGAAACCAAGATCAGGCGACCGTGTTCCTCTGTATGGGAGGACCGGCGGCACCGGCTTGGCCCCCGGTGGAAGCTCATCTTCTTCGTCACCTCTTAGTGCGTGATACCAGTCTCGGTAACGTGTTTTCCTTTCATCAGTTTGCTGCTGCGCATGCTGCGCTACTGCAGGCGCCGCCCCGATACCGCTATCTTCGAATAGGCTCATTGGTTTGGTCAGCAATTCGCGGCGCAGACTGTCGGGAATATCCATGTGATAAACAGAATAAGCTTTCGGCTCAAAAGGTTGTCGTCTCTCCTCGTTTGGTAATTCACTGCGCACAACCTGCACGCCATGAGCCTTGCCGATCTTGTTGGCCTGGTCGACACGGCGGCGGTTGTAATAGTCGCGAATGCCTTTGTCGGCTTGGATCGCTTCAGCCCGCTGATCCGGGGCTAATTCCGATATATCACGACCTTGGTCGCGCAGCATCACCAATGGGTTGGTGGTATTTTCCTCACCTGCCGTCCACGAAATACGCGGATAGCCTTTTTCTGCAGCCTCACGCAATTGATCATGCAGCGCGAGACGCTCCCAGCCAGTGCCCGCGAATGGAGCGTTCGGCACAACATCCTTACTTTGCAAACGGCCAATTTGATATCGAAGCGTTCCGATCTGGTTATTAAGATCGTCCAAGTTTGCCATATATCTTGGATCGTTCTGATCCAACTGGTCACGCTGTCGTCTCAGATCATCCCGTTGTTTTGACAAACCTGCTACTTGTGTATCGATGTCTTTAGCATATCCCTTATCCCGTCCCTGCTGATGCCAGTCGCTCTGGTTCTCTTCATCGTGCAGACTGCGAATTGTTTGTGGCCACACCTCATTTGGCATGTTGCGACGTAGATCATCCTCCTGAGCCCGCAAAGCCTGCAATTTGTCCTGTAGCGGCTTCATTTCTGGAATATTTTCCGCCGCCTCAAACTGTCGCCTCACCTCTCTCGCATCAATCCTTCCCTCACTATAATCCTGCCTGATCCGATCATCATGTTGACGGCGTATTCCATTGATCTGTCGCGCAACCTCTCCCTGTTGCTGTTGAATATCATCGTTCTGCTGCAACATTCTTTCACGCTGAAAGTTCTGTGCCGCCTGCTCTGGCGTTAATGGCTGATCGAAAGAACGATCAGTAGACCGCCGATGAAACAGCACATTCGGCTCATCCCAATGGCTGCCATGTTCTCTAGTGAAATTGTCACCTGATGTCGGCATCTGGATTAGCCGCTCACGATAGTTCTCGCCACCGGGAAGCTTGTATTCCTCATATTCTGGTACTTGAAATGATGAATTTAAAGAACCATTGCGTTGTAAATATTCATAATACTCTTTTGGGTTATCCCATAGCGCAGCGTCTTTAGCGCTTAGATCATCATACTGATCCTTGATATTGTATTGCTGCTGTGCCGTCAGATCTTCCCACGACTTATTACCTTTCTCAATTCTGTTGAGTTGAACCGGGTTCGCTTGAAGATGCTCCTCGATCCCAGTACGAGATATCTTGGTGTTGCCCAACCCTTCCAATGCCGGCCCAAGCTCACGCCATTGTAATTCTTCAGGCTTGGCGCCGAACCGCTTCAGCTGGTTGAGCCATTGCAGCCCGGTCAATTCCTGCGAGGGAATACGAGCAAGCGCGCTTTCAATGCCTGTCGTGTATTGTGGCGCATGCGCTGCAGTCGAGATCGCCATACCGGGTTGGCCGGTGTCGGATAATAACTTCCTACCCATGACGCGAAGATCAAGCCCCGGCGCAGCCGCCCTTTCTAGCGCGCTTGCCCCGCCGCCGCCTGCTAAGCTTGCCAGATCCACAGAACGTTGGATCGGCTCATCAGATGAATGGCCGCTCGGCCCCCACATTGACACCCTGCCAGCATAGACATCGCTCGGCAATGTGGCTCCGCTCTTGATCACCTCATCAACACCTCGCACCAGGTTCTGGCCTGTGGACGTCGCAAGTCTGCCGAATGCTGTACCAGGAGATATCTGCGGCCCCGAGGGGATCAGCGGCGCCCCAACATCTGGAAGGTTGTTACCGCCTCCTTGTTGCGGCCTAGGGCCAATATCTGGCGATGCTGGGACCGGTGCCGACGACGTTAACGCATGAAACATCGGATAAAGCGATGGATGCTTGATCGCCGACCACATCGTCGACAAGCCGCTCGGCCGATCAGCATCCTGCTGGGCGGCAAGGTTTTCCAGCGCCTCCTGGTCCTGCCGGTCATTGCTCGGTGCCAGTGTGCCAAAGCCGGGCATCAGCGATCTCCCGCTATTTCGCTCTCAGGCTGCGCGCCACGCACATAGGTCCAACTCGATCCCGCCGTAATGCGCACCCGCATGCGCTGGTAGCGGCTCTCGATCGGATCGATCGGCGCCATCCCCATGTCATCAATCAGATTCTCTGCGGTGTAGAGCGGGAGACTTTGCGGCGAATTGCGGTAAGAGACCGAGCAGTACACCTGCGTTGCATCGGTGATCGGCCGCATCGCATTGGTGAACAGCATCTTGCCCTTGCCATCCGCCTCGCCGGTTTCCAATGTGGCCTCCAACGTCGGACCATCGAAAAAGTTAAGCGCATGGTTGGCATCGAAAGCCGACAGCTGCGCGATAGCCGCCTTAACAATGCTGTCGAAAGAAAATGACGGCTTCACCATGCCGCCCATGTCCGGATAGGTCATGGCCTCGATCGAACCGCCGATCGCACCACCGGACACGTAAGGATGCACGAAGGTCGAGCCAATGAGATCGGCATGGGTATCGTCAATGATGTTAAAGCGCCAAACGCCATTGGCTTCGATCGTACCCTGAACCCCCTGCACCGTCGCGAAGGGCTGCGCTGCAAGGCTGAAGCTGGGCTTGACCACAGCGTCAAGCGTCAGCCGGATCGCTCCAGCGCCGTTATCCTGCGCATTCTGTACGTATAATTGCTCAAGTGTGTATGTATCCAAATTTTCCAATGTCAGACCGGGCTTTGCCAATGAAGCGATGAACTCGCCAGTGACATTAACCCGCGTCCATTTGTTGAGCACATAGTCATAGACCAGCATGCGGTTGAACTGCCCGAACGCCCCGCTGAGCTTGGTCTTGTAAACCCAATAGACACGCGTCGCTGTCGGACCCACAGCGCCAATGATCAGCTGCAACTGAGAGGAGTCAACTTCATTGAAAAAAGTGATATTGACCTTATCCTTGCCGATGTCGACAGGATCGGTAGTCGAGACGATCATCCTGAACCCGGCCGCACTCAGATAGAACACGCGGTTGCCGACGTTCATGACCGAATATTTGGCATACAGCACCTCCTGCGTCGAAAAGCGATAAAACTGGAAGATCGCCACGCTGCCGGCCGCATACGTCATCGAACGGATAGACTGCTCCTGAAAGATCGTGCCATAAGCATCGCCGCCGCTCACTACCAAAGTCGAGCCACCATCCGGGAAGTCCTGAAAGTCCGATAGCCCACTGCCTGAGTCCCATTTCTCTGGGTCATCAAGGTCGCTCCATTGCACCCGCTGAGCACTTTCTTGCAGTGCTGTGAGCACCACGAAAAACCCGATGATAGCGACCCAACCGGCAAATGGTGGGTTGCCGTCAAGGTCCACGAACGAAGTCGATGTCGACTGCAAAAGCTTCTGTGGCGGAACATTCTTCTGCACCGCGATAATGAGATCGTTGAACTGAGCAAACACCCAATTGTCGTCGATCGGAACGGCGCCATAGGACACGCCGCCCTTCGACGCCAAGGTCCACGACAGATCAACCTGGTTCATGATGTAAAGATCAGTGGCAGTGCCAGCCACGATCGTCACCGTGCCATCAGCCTTGCGGCCATAGAAGTAGCCACGACAGGGACCGGGCAATGACTGCGTGTATGATGTCATGCTCTGGATAGGGCCGTATCCATCGCTCTTCGGCACGACATTGAAGATCACCTGCGAGTCCGCCTGCCCGAGCGGCGAGATGTCAGGTGCATAGTCCGGAAATGGTATCGTGTCGGACATAATTCATCTCAAAAGCTCATTGGACGCACCCGCCCTAGCGTCGATGTGATCTTATTGCCTTCGCGTTTCAGCTCAGTGAATGCGCGATAGGCCTCACCAGGCTGCGGGTCCGGATAGGGCGACATCGCAAGTGCCATCTGTTGGTTTCGCGTGACGTGTGTCGCGACCTCAAACTTCGCACGAGATCGGATCAGCCGCTCAGCGTTCTGCGGCGTCATCCAAACATTGTTTTCCTCGACGTCTGACGATGGCGGCGGCATTGCAAGATGGCAGCCGATCCAACATTTATAGGCCGCCACCGGGACCGGATAGAGGATCAGCGTATTGCCTTCATATGCATAGCTCGTCGGCAACCCGAATTGCGTAAAAAGCTGAATGTTCAGGTGCTGGCGTTCCGGCGTATTCTGCGACAGTTTCATCAATGTATTGCCAATTTGAATGTTGATGTAGTCGATCATAAACATGGTCGAGATGGCTGGGCAGTCGGCCGTCGAATAAGTCGACTGAGATGGCACCGTCATGAACGTAGTCGGCATCGCCGGATCGATCTCATTGAAGCGAAAACGGTGCTTCTGATACTCATAGATCGCCGTATCGATCGCATTGCGGATCGCCTCGGCATTCGGCCGTGACTGAGTTGCCGTGCCGCGCGCACCGGCCAGATCAAACCGTGCTCCAAGCTCAGCCGCGATCCGAAAGATCATGGTCGTGAGATCAGACACGATGCCAACGCCAGCAAAGCCGGCGCTAAACCCTGGACTAAAGGCGCGATCGGTATCGCTCATTGTATTCTCATTGCAGTGCCACTCATTGTATTCTCATCGCCGTCACTGTGCTGTCTTTAGAATTGCCGGTCGTATTGAACGCGATCTTGCCGGTAGTTGCGGTGATATCCTTGCAGCTGATCCTGATGTTGCCGGCCGGCGTTGCAAGAACGCCAGATAGTGATATCTTGGTCGTGGCCGCCGCAGTGATCTGTGCAGCAGCGCTAGAGATAACTGTCGTACCATCCCACAACTTGCAGTAAAACGTCGCCGCAGCCGTGTCATTCAGCGTCACCGTCCCACTCGCAAACCATGTGCCACTGACGCCCTGTGCCACGCTTGGTCCATCGAAGTAATTCGCAGTGTTTGTAAGTGAAACATCCGCACCGAGAGAATTGACAACAGAAGTCAATGATACCGCGCAGGTACCCGTGCTTGTGATCACGCCACCCGATAGGCCGGTGCCACAGCCGACCGACGTCACAGCCGGCGGGATGGTCGGCTGACCCCACGCCGGAATGCCTGTTGCATTTTCAGAGAGGAAATTAGTCCCAGAATTGTTCCCCGGGATCGTGACCCAAGCGCTGCCATTATAGTAGGCGACATCACCGGCGCGAGTCGGCGTCGGGAATGCAAGGCTAGCAAGGTTGCTCGCCCACGACGGAACACCGCTGCTGCTTTCCTGTAGAACTGCAGTTGACGTATTGTTGCCGGGAATGGTGACCCAAGCGGTCCCATTGTAATAAGCAACATCGCCGGCTCGGGTCGGCGTGGGAAACGCAAGGCCGCTGAGGTTGGTGACCCATGAGGGAACGCCTCCACCCGTCTCCTGCAGCACAGCCGGCGTTGTATTATTGCCAGCTAACGTAACCCACTGTGTCCCGTTCCAATAGGCGATGTCTCCCGTCCGGGTGATCGGGGGAAAGATATTGTTAGCCGCACCAGACTGTGTAGTCGCGCCTGTACCACCTCCAGCGAGCCCAAGCGCGACTGAGCAGACGTTGGTGAGACCGGTGGTGCCGAAGTAACAGGCATGGCTGTTGGCCGTGAGCGGCGATGTCGGCAGCATCGAATAAATGACATTATTGAGAAACTGACGCAGAATGGCCGGCGTGATGCCACCCGCGGTCTGATCGGGAAATTGCGTCTGCACGTCATTGAGAAGCTGCTGTTGCGTACAGGGCGCCGTGCATGTCGGGGTCGTCTGAGCTTCGCAGACAGACAGCCATAGCGTGGAAAGCAGGATAGCAAGAAGTGCTCGCATACGCGCCTCCTCCGCGGTAACCGCGGCTGAACCGCGCTACCCTATAATACAATACCAGCGACCAGTAGACGTTGCCGACCAGCATGATGCGCTCTTCAATGCTGCAACGGCCATGGCCGCACCAGCACTCGCCGCAGCACCACCACTGACGATAACGTCGGTCGCTGCAAACGGAAACACGTTCATACTGTTAGCAGTGTTATTGACTACGATGATGTTTAACGCCGCATCCACATTGGTTGGCGCCCCCAAGGCTGTGATCGATGGCATCTTTACACTATCGCCGATCGTCGCAACGGTCGTAACCAAGGTAAAACCGGCTGTGATCTGATAGGAATTAACCTGGGTGCCCGATGCCGTCGCGGTCACACCAAGATCAGTCGACAACGCCCGTATCCCCACCTGGCTGATGGAACGCTGCTGCGAGGTATCCCGGCCGCTGATAGTCAGCGCCAGTGCCGCCGAAGCCAGAACACCCACCAGGCCCAAAACGATGCCACCACGGACGCCTAAATTAAGCAAACGCTTCATGGTCCTGTCCCTCGCAAAAAGAGGCTAGGCGGAAGAGGAGCCACCGCCCGGCCCAAGGCTGGGAGGTTACGACTGCCATCCGCCCTCGTATTCGATGACGACAATGGCTTGTCCTGCCGTCGGTGCACCTGTGGCGTTCCATACCGCCTGCGGCAGCACATCGCCTGCCGCCGTCAACGACCGCCCCATACCACGGGTAATAGAATTGACCACCACCGCCCCGGTCCATCCTACGTCGCCCGCCGCAACGATGTTGTTGTATGCCGCGCCAACAGTACCAACCGTCACCGTGGGCGTGGTGCCATTGAACGCTGTCACCACCTCCACCGAAACGTTCAGAATATAAGCGCCCTGTGGCAAATAGTTCGCAAAAGGAACAGCGACACCCGAGGCGGCGTCGTTCCAATTGATGGTCTTTTTCAGCGTATTTGCAACTTGCCGCGGGTCCTGGCGGGCAGCCGTGCCTAGAACATTGGTAGCCATATCTGCCTCCTTAGGTCGCCGGTGCCGCGTATGTCGACATGACGATCGTGCCGTAGTCGATGTTGTTGTACTTGGTCTTCTTCATGCCGTGGATGGTGAGCGCGCTGATCTCAAGCCTGCGCTTATGATCAAACAGTTCCTCGTTCCACGTCAGTTTGCTCGGGCCATTGTCACGACCAAAGCCCATCATGCAGGCCTGCCCACCCAGAAAGATCGCCCGCCGCACGGTCGGCACGTCGGCGCCGGCCGCCGAAACGCCGTCGGTGACGTCATAAGCTGAGCGCAAGATGGTGGAATTGTAGATACCGATCGAACCGTTGAAGATGCGGTTGCCGGTTTCCTGTCGGCCCATCGATGCCGCTTTCTGAATATCGATGAACTGACCGGTCGAGGTGTTGCGGCGGACCGCCGTCACTTGGTAGGGATGGAGGTATGCGACATACATATCCTCCAACGTGTTGTTGTAGTCGCTACGGCCGTTCGAGCGCGGATCGGTCCCCTTGATACGGATCGGCCGGATCAGCGGTGTCGCCGTGATAGCCGCCTCCTTGGCCTTATCGATCATGTCGAGCGTAAACGTATCGCCAGCGACCAGAAGATCGTCGGAAGTTCGGTTCGACTGCCGAATAATGCGCGATGCCGATGGTGCAGTAGCCGGGTTAAGCCCGGTATAGCGGACATCGGTCTGAACCGAATACCCGCAAACCTGGTTAAAGAATGCCACCGAATACCGCTTGGCATACCAGTCGCCGAGGCGGCTCTTGGCGGTGTTGCGCAGGTCCCATGGGACACGCTGCTGGTCGATGGTGCGCCGGCTCTTGACGCCCGCCACAGCCATCAGCTCGTTAATGACAAGCTGGTCGCTGTAGGTCGTGAGAGCCTCGCCGTTGCCTTCCGCCAGCTGGTTCTCAGAGAAACCAGCCTGCTGCAGCTGCATCACGATCGCATAGGTGATGGCATCACCCGGACCTTTCGATAATGCATCCTGCATATGGATGATACTGTTCTCATCGTCACCGATGAGAGGCGCAATAGCCGTATATTTCAATGCTTCGTAGTCAAGGACGCGAGACCATAGCTTGACCGCCATGGTGTCATTGACGGGAAAGGAGGTAGTGGCCATGGTGGCACCCTTGCGGTCGCGCCCGGACCCATAAGAGCCCGTGGCACATTCTGCGATATGCGTGGGTGCAGAGTTTTTAACGCCTTAGTGCGTTCTCCCCTACTGCAGGGGGCGGAAACCGGTTAACGAGGCGGCACTCGGAGGGTTTTCGATGCCCACAAACGGGGAGGTATTCCTCCACAGAGACGCTTTACCTTGCCTAGATGTGGCGGCCAGCCCGTCTCTGAAGTCGGCATAAAGACATATTTACCTCAAACCAGAGAAAGACGCAAGCTAGCTATGAAACTTGGGCCGCCTATCACCGGCCATCTGCCGACGAAATATTTCTTTGGCGTTGGCTTCGTCCTTCATCATGCATTCGAAGCAAACGTTGGCACCATTTTTGCCATAGGGCCGAAGCTCGTCTTCCTTGCCGCAGTCCTCACACTTGCCATCTGGCTCGGCATAAATGAGGAAAATGTTGCCGTCTATCGTTCGGCTCATTAGTTGGTCTCCTACCTCGAGGGAAAGTGCAAGCCACCGCCGGAACCCAAGAGGCAGCTGAAGAACGCGAAGATCACATAAACCACCATGATCGCCACGATCGCCCAAAGGATGATCTCGAGAATACGGCCAATGATTGGAAAACCCGAGAGGCTGTCAAGGAATGGGATCAGCAAGCGGATAATGGCCACGATCGCAATGATGATGATGAGCCACACCAGCAACTGTTCGAGGAATCCAAGGTTGAAGCAGCTCATATCAGCCTCCGTCAGTATCGCCAGCCCCAGCGCCTGCCATAGTAGCGACGAACCATCAACGGCGGCCGAAGGCCATACACCTCGTCATCGCTCTCAGCATAGCCATTGCGATAGCCATAGGCCGAGATCGCTGGAAATGGATCGATCACGACTGGACCACCGTAGTAGCCATAGCTCGGGCCACCACCGTAGTAGCCATAACTCGGCAATACCGGCAAAGCGCCTTGACCCCCCCAAGCCGATGCATTGCCATAACCGTCATAACAGCCGCATTTCGCTAGGACGGGAGATGTAACAAAAAATAGTGCAACAATTATTGTTATAAAAACCCTCAAGAGCATTTTCATTGAAATTCCTCCTAATATCGCCCCGAGAAGTCCCGCCCCATGATCGCATCCAGTTGAGACTTCGGCATATTATCAACATAAATACCGAATTCTTCGTCGTTCATATGCAGCAGCCGCTCCATGCTCAGAGGCTCGCCTGGCGGACTGCCGCCGCCATCGGACAGCGAGCGTGACGCATTCGCACCGGCCATTTCCGCCTGTATCTGCGCCACCGCACTGGGCATCCGTGGGGCAAGACCATTGGACATCCCGGGGGCAAGACCATTGACGGCAGGCCGGTTTTGCCCCAGCCCCCCCGATCTGGGCGCCACTGGAACTCTGGTCGGGGGTGCAGGCTGCTGCTGTTGGGGCTGCGGCGGCCGCCAACCACGCGCCTGGGCATAGCGCATGATAGAACGCGCCGGGCTGCGCCGGTTCTGCAGCGCATCACTGACCAACTGCCGTTCCTCATTGTTGAACTCGTTAATGATCTGGTCGACCTCGGCTTGCGTGAACCGTTCATTCGGGTCTCGCGGGTCCTTCTCGAAGAGCGCAAAGCTTAGCTCGAGCAGCCGGCTGTTCTTCAAAAACTGATAAGCGCCCTCGGGCCCAAAAAAGTGCTGCCCCTCCGCAGTCTGCGTAAACCGGTTGGTGTCGTTGGTGTAGTCACGCACCATGTTCTGATAGGACAGCTGGTCTTGCGTATCCTCCTGCTGCTGCATAGAGGAATTCATCATGAATATCTGCCGGCGCTGCATCTGCGCGATCGAGGCGGCCAAATCGATATTCGGGTCGATCGTTTGCTCCAACATCGGGTTCTGCAGAATTTGCTGCTGCCGGGCGTATTCCTGCTCTTGCGGTGTCAGTTCCCGAGGGGGTGGCGGCGCCATCAGCGCGTCATTGAGGATCGCCAGCCTTTCCGCCAGCTTGGCCTGGCTGATCCGCCCCTCTTCCAGCTGGGCTCGGAACGCCTCATTATCGGCGCGCGCCTGTTTCAACAGCCGTTGGTGCTTGCCATAAGAGATCGTGCGCTGTTCCCTGCCGGTCCGCGGATCTCGGATCACCTGATCCGGTTCATCATCCTCTTCAGGCTCAGGCTTGGGCTGTGCGGGAGCCGGTGGTGCGTGCTCTCCGGTGTCGGGCCCGGGCGCATCAGCACCCTCCTCTGGGGTTTTTGGCAGCGTCCTGTCGGCATCGCGCATCTCGTCGAAGGCTTGCTGTTCCTCCGGCGTCAGCCCCTGCTCGTTAAGCTGATCGGTCGGTTCCGGGATATGGCCTTCCTCAACGTCCCCAATTCTCTCCGCCTGCAAGCCTGCCATCGTCCTCTCCCTGCTGTTTCTTGTGCTCGATGATAAAATTGGCCACGTTTATCCATGTCGAGGCATCAAGCGGCCCCTGAACTGAACTGTTCCCCTTAATGACCTTGACGCACCCGAGCGGCCATTGCGGATCCTCGAACGGGCTGAACATCTCTAACCGAAACCCGTTGAAATGCGCGCTCACAAGGTCGCGGACCTTGCCCTGTTCTCGGTTTCCCCTCACCGCAGCAACAGGGATCGGCTTGTCGACCACGACATCGTCCCATTTGACGGCATCGAGCAGCAGCAGGTGGAAATACTCTTGGGCCTGCCGAAGCATGGCGTGCCGGGCTGAGATCGTTGAGATCATTGTTGGCCTTCTGATGGCCCCTGTAATGCCCCCGCCATTGCCGTAAAGCGGGCAATATCACTCGTCCGCCTGTTATGCTCGTCCTGCTGCCTCAGCTGCTGCCCCTTGAGCCCCTGGTCGCCGGTCTGTTTCCGCCTTTGCAGCTCGCGTTCTGCCTGCTGGTTGTTCTGATCCATCTGCATCTGTTGCGCATCCAACTGCTGCTGCCGGGCCGTTAAATGCGCCTGAATGCGATCGGTCAAGGCCTTGTGCCTGGCAGTCTCCGCCGTGTGGCGATCGATCATGGCGCCGTGGGTTTCGACCGCAGCACCATGCCGGGCTACTGCGCGGTCGGTGGCGTCGTTCATCATGTTGCTGGCATGCTGCTCGCGATCGATATTGCCCTGCTGCATGGTGTTGTGCGCGTCGATCAGCGCCTGATGCGCCTTGGCCCGATCCAGTTCAGCCTTTGCAGCCGTACTCATGGCGTCGATATGATGCTCAAACCCAGCCACGTCGTTCTTGGCCATCAGGTTCTGCGCCATGGCCAAGTCGTAAGTCGCCGTCGATGTCGTGCCGCCGGCCTTCGCATTCTGCATTTCCGCCGTGCTCTGATCCTTGTTGATCTCCGCCACCAGCTTAGAGATCGCCAGCTGCTTCATCGTCTCCTGCCACTGCTGCTGGCCCGGATCGGTCTGCTGCTTCTTGGCAAAGGTCTTCTTGAGCGCATCAACAAAGGCGGCCGGCAGCGGCGAATACTCCAGCGCCAGGATCAATAGCTCTGGATCAGACATGAATTGTTCCTTGAACGCCGAGAGCATCGGCTGCATCACCGCCCAATTCGCCTCTTTCATGTTGGGCGACGTCGGCGCATCATCGACCACGACGTCATAGGTGCCTGTCGTCTTGTCCTTTGTCACCGCCACCACGCCGGCAAATTCCTGCCCGGCCACCCGCACCATCGTGCCATCCGGAATACGCGTCTGAATAAAGAATAGCCGCTTGCGTCCCACGATCTTGAGGAAACCGCGCAGGCTGTCAAACATGGTCGCAAGCACCGTCATGCCAGCCTGCTTGCGCATGTGCTCGATGATGCCAGGCTGGTCCTTGTCGGCCTGTCCGAGCAGTTCGAGGTTGATGCCGGTCACTGCCGTAATTGACTGGATCGCATAGGTAAGCAAGTTGACATAGGCAGAAGCATCACCCTGACCAGGCTTCGGCATAACCTTGGGTTTGTTGCCGCTCAATGCCCCCGGCGCCATCCACGTAATGCCCTCCGGCATCGCATAGGTCTCTTCCGCCTGCCGTTGATCATCGAACGCATCCGCCTCGGCGAGAATACCGCCCTTGGCCGTCGAGTTCATGATCTGCATGATCTGGGACATGAACTTGTTGGCCCACAATTGCGGATCGCGCATCACCCGCACCAAACCATACCACTGCCGCTTTTTGGCATCGAAGGCGCCTGTAATGACGCCCCATGAAAACTGCTGGCCACAGGGCGCGGGATCAACCTTATCAAGTAACCCTTCGGCACCGAGGAAAGCCTGGTAGTAACGCCAGCGAAAGGCCTTACGCGAATGGATGGCGATGTTGGTACCAACCTTCTTGCCGATCTGCTTCATGCGCCCGGCGATCTTGGCATACTGATCTTCGTCATACTCCTGCACAGTGTTCGTTGCGGCATCGGCAACGCGCCAATAAGGCTCCTTTTCGCGCCATTGCACCACCACCACTGTTACCTCATTGCGATCGTCATAGTCCTCCCATAGCGCGGTATTTTCGTTCCGAATGCGCTTTTCCTCGATGCTCTTGAGCGTGGCCTCATCGAGGTAGTTCTGGTTGGCCCATTGCGCATCGATCTGCAGCCGGGTCTTACCAGGAAACATCTGCAGTGCATCGATCAACGGCATCCGGCGCAGCCGTCCCATGCGTCGCGCATCACGCAGGTTTTTCTTACGCGAGGTGCGGTCCCAAACGAACTCGCGACTGTCGATCTGTTCCTCGATATATGATCCTTCCGGCTCGTTCTCATAGGAATAACGCGACTCGGAAACACCTAAACCAGTGCCCAATGCCTGCTGAAATGACTCTGACTGTTCGTCTTCGGCATCACAGCCATCACCCATCCATTTCGACGTCGCGGTAAGCAACTCATTCTTGGCACTGTCGGCATTGTTGCGGGGAAGGAAGTTGATCTCATGCCGGCCATTGATCTCCATGCCGGCAATGGCGCGCAGAATGGTCTCAACCCGGTTGAAAACAATATGCGGCCGGCCCTGCTCGTCTAACAGCTGCTTATCTTCATCCGAAAGCTGATCGCCAGAGACAAAGCCAAGGTCGTCGGTGGCTTGTTTGCGCCACTTCAGGGAATATTCGAGATCGGAAATGATATTCGCTTTGAGGATACGGAATTGCTGCTGCGGCGGCTTCTTCGACAGAGGGATCAGCGCGCGACGGTCGGCCTCATCTGTCCCCGACATCCCATCATGTTCTGAACCCGGTGTAACGTCCGAATAGTCAACATCGTCCAGAACTGCCGCCGCTGCGTTCCGCGCCATGTCTCATCTCGCTGGATACCCGTCTCTCAGCCCCCCATCCTCTTTTCCAGTATCTTAAGCCGCTTGTCGAAGTCATCGAGATATTCGATCATGCTCTTCGGCGGCGCATTGTATTCCCCATACATCTGTTGCCGCAGCACGTTGATCTTGTCCTGCAGCATCACCGCATTGTCGTCGGTGGCATCGTACAGCATCTCAAGCGTCAATTGGCTTGGCCTCGGTTCATTCTGGATCGGTATGACCGCAGTCCAGCAATGATGCTGCTGCTGCTCACTATACTCATGAACCCGCTGCTCCCAGATCACATCCTCAGCCTCAAAACAAACAATGAGGTCGACCGAGCCATCGTCCTCGTGCTGCTTGAGCACGACCGCGGGAAACTCAGTGCGTCCCTGTCGCATTGCACCATGGCGGCCGCGATAGACCACCCAATTGCCGATCCCAACACGTTTGATCTTCTGGATATTCGGATCGGCCTCAGCCATCCGCTTTGTCGTCTCCATGAGATGGCTCACTTTGGGGTACCTCCTTCATAAACTGCTTGGCCGCCTTGATCGCTAATTCATTGATATCCTCGCGCAGAGGTGCCTCGATCTCTACCGTATGCTCGGTTCCCCCGGGATCAATAACACGGAATGTCAAAACCTGCCACTGACCCTTGCCATCCGAGGTGGCACGATAGTTCATCAAGCCGTCTTTGAGACTATAGCCAGCTGGCAACTGATCTATGAAGTGCTGTCGCACCAGCCTTATTCCCGAGAGCGGCATTTCTTCTTCTCCCATGCCTCGATCATACGCTCGCTATACTCATCCGCAGCCATCAGCCTGTTTCGATCATCAAGCTTAACCTCAATGACGTTACAACGGTCAGAGGTTGGCGGTGCGTCATAGTCGGTCACCCTGGGATCATGCCAAAGCTGAATGCGATATCGGCCATTGGGGCCAAGGCGATCCATCAACATATGATGGGCTTGATCCAGCTGTGTCGCATGGCTGCACTCAAACATATACATCGCAGTACCTCGGTCTCTCATCACTCTTTCCTGTCAAAATACTTGCACCAGCCCTGACTATACACCGCACATCCCCTCACATTCATTGTTGAAAAGATCAGGCTGACCGATCTCGGCATCACTGCGAAGATCTACTTCCGCCAACAGCTTGCATGACCGATGCATGAATTGTTGTCCTTTCATCTTCGCCTGATGGCGGATGGCTGTATCGACTTTAATCGCATCAGCCAATTCCTCACTGCTCAATGACCGCCATTGCGCATCAGAATGAAATGGACACCCAATGCAAGAAGACTTCGGAGCATTCCAACCGGCGCGATCGAGCCACGCATGACAGTCCGCACGGTTCATTCTTAATTCGATCAATGGCCATCGGTTAACGACATACTGCACGCGCGATGGTTTCATGCGGAAAGCTTCATCGGTGGAGATGCCAAGCCACATCTCCGTGGCACCCTTTGCGCGCCGACCGCCGTACATCTCCACGATCTTGCGACGAACTGGCTCGAGCTTGTAATGCGCAGTACATTGCCGGCGACCCATGCCGATCGATCCATCAGTCTTGATAATAAACCAGGGAACCGCAGCATATTGTCCAGCGCGAGCCGATACCCCGGCGATCATGTCATCGCGAATATTGCTCGTGCTGACCCGATAGACTGGAAACGCTAAAACTTTCTCTAGCCGGCCAAGATGCTCGTAGACCGCCCTAGGCTCCCAACCCGTATCGGCAAAGATCGCACAGTCCGGCATAGGTCCGATCTCTCGCTTTGTCGCCATCAACGCAAGCGTCGTCGACTGCACACCAGCCCCGAGAGAAATGATCCTCAATACCATAATTATCACCCCTTCCGATCGAAATACTTGCACCAGCCCTTCGGACTGATCAGCCCCTTCACGATCTTGCAGCCATCCGGCTCAATGAAAAACCTGCACAGCGCGCAACGCTCGTTCATGTATTTTGCCCAAGACGTATAGTCTGCCGCCTCCTTGCTCATGGTACCCATTATGTTTCCTTATTCGTCATAGATCATCCACAAACTGGAATAATTCGATATCCGTAAAATATCTGGTCCAGGCCGGATCTTGCCTCACATGCGTAAGAAAGGCCGCCTTGGCATGATCGTGATCCTTCGCAAACCGCAGACACGCCGGCCATAGCTCATCCATATCCCATTCGCGTTTCCATTTATCAAACCATCGTCTTATAACGCCCATTGCGAGCCTTTCATTTTCTTTTTCTCCTTGCTGCGGCTGCCATCCGCCAGCCAGATGCCGTCAGGCTTCAGTCCGACCGCCCCCGTCATCCCGGCGTCAGCCGCATTGCTCGCCCAATTGTGCAACGGGACCGACGTCCACTGTGCCAGCTGTTTGCTCCACGTCTTGCGGTAATTATCGAGGCATTCCACCAGCCTCGTACAATGCTCGCTATCGATCCACGTCAATGACAGCATCTTGCGCAACGCCTCGATCGCATCCTCCTTGTCAAGTACCCGAGGCACGATCTCGAAGTCGATCCCAAGGTCTGACGCTATCTCCTTCCGCGTCTTCGCATCATTCGCCCAACTGCGATGGCCAATATCATGCGGGCCATAATGTTTGCCAAGCGTAAAGCCACGCTTTGCAGCGATCTCATGCACCTTGCTGGCATAATGCTGCACGCCCTCGCCAACGTTCTCGTAATAGTCGATAATGCGATGCCGCGTTCCGTCCGTCTGATGAAACCAAATAGCGTTCTGGTTATTCTTGGTTTCCAACCCGATATCCCAGAACGTATTGACCAAATAGTTGGGATCATGCGGGATCGGATAGCCTATCCTGCGCTCTTCTCTAGCCTTCTGCATCTCCTTCTTAAACCACGTGCCCTCCATCGAATTGTAGAAGGTCTCTTCCATCATGCTCGGAAATTCCGAGTGCATGTCGTCGCGCCCGAGCGTCTGATGCTTCAGCACATACCAAGCTTTCTGCTCCGGCGTCAGACTGATGGCGTGCTTGTGGAACAGAATATCAAAATAGTCGCGCATCTCGCTGCTGATGATCGCAAGGTTGGTCTGCACCGCATATTTCGGGTCCATCCACCATGCGAAAAAATGTAACCTGAAGTCTAGCTGTGACAGCGACTGCCCTGAGCGCATCTTGGCCTCGGCGGTCTGCACCATGTCATAGAATTGACCGCTTGTGCCGTGCGCGGTGCTTTCGATCTTTACCTTTTGACCGGGGGCGATGGTATTTAAGGCGCCCGTTTTTATCTCGCGTGCAATATCCGGTTTGTCCGTCGCTATCTTCCCATACTCCGATATATGCAAATACTGCAGCGTCCCACCGCGGTGGCTGGTCCCCACATAACACGTAGATCCGTTTGACCATTTAAGCTCCTCTTCGTTGTCCTTGATCAACCGGATCGTTTCGCGCACCGAAGACGGCGTCCCTATATAGGCGGTCCTAACCTTCTGCAGCTTCAGCTTGGCATCATCCAGCGTATAGTCGATGATGCCTGCCGTGAAGTTCTTGCGCCAAATACAATGATCGGCAATGTCTATGGCTATCTCAGAAGACATGCCAAGCTGCCGGGCCTTGACCACGATATCAAGCAGCCATTGCTCTCGTGCATACTTCTGTTGAGCTACCCGCCGCCGATAGGGCACCAATTGCCCCTGTTCATTAAGGATCGAATACAGAGAATTCATCCGCCTATCACGATCGGAAAACCGATAGCGCAAGTCTTTATAAATGTCTGACCCCTTGAGAATAGAAACTGGTTCGGTCATCGCGCATCACAAGAATGAAGCCGCGTCGCAGAACGAAAAGGTCGCTCCCGCGTTCCAGTTGATATAATTAAAACCCGATAGCCGTCGCGACAAATTCCCGGCTGTGCGCGCATTGCTGGCAAGTGGCCCAAGTAACTGCAACTCATATCTAATTTGCTGGTTATCCGGAACCTCAATCCCAAGCACCCTTGCCGTGTCAATACCCGGGCCAGGGAAGATGATCGACACCGGCGTCGCACCATTGGAAACCCCCAGCGCGCTCCATACGGGGGGTTCTTCAGCAAGCCACACCGTATCCACCGCCATGCGCCGCTGATGCGAGACAAACATTTGCGCAAGGCCGTTGTACCCGAAGATGCGGACCGTGAAAGCCATCAGTGTCTTATCCCTATCGAACCAAACCGGCGCTTGCCGACCGGCTTACCTTTGTGCACCCGCGCCGGAAGGTGCTTATAGGCTCCCGGCCCATGTGGTGATGCCGCTATGAACTCCCGCGCCACCTTTGCGGTCTTCTCTGGGGCATTTTCTGCTGCCCAGCGAGCCCACCGGTTTTGTGCCAAAGACACGAGCGGCATTTCACCCTCCTCATCTATTTACCAACCGGACTTTGGCTTCGGCCTGCGCCAGCTAGGCTTTGGCTTCGGTCTGCGAGGCGGCTTGGGTTTTGGTTTCCTTGCCATTTCGTTCTCCTCATTTTCACCTACGGGCTTGGCTTTACTGGCGATGCCCTGCTGGAACCGCCAGTAAACATCTTTGATCATCTACGAACCTGGCCACCCCCTGTTACCTACGGGGTTGGCCACCGCTGTAGGCGACTGAACCACTCGCGGAAGCTGAACCGCTTGCGCTCCCGCTGCCGCCGTCCGGGGGGACCGGTTGCGGCTTGCCACCTCCGCCCGGTGGGTACCAGATCAGAACAAAACCCCACCTGTTCGTCCAGTACCATTGCCAGCCCTCGCTAAGCCCACCATCGGGCGGACATATCGGCGGCTTTTCCGGTGGGGTTGGCGGTTCTGGCAGCACGATCGGATGCGCCGGATGGGGCGGCATCGGCCGCGCCCACGGCGGCGAATAACCCGGATCAACCGGAGGCTCGGGATAGTGGATCGGCGGTGTCGCCACTGGAGGATAATAGATCGGCGGCGTCGCTATGCCAGCAGGAGGATAGTGGATCGGTGGCGTGACCACAGCATCTGGAGGCCATACCCCAGGCGGTTGGTAGATCGGATGCGCCGGATAGACCGGGGGTGTCGCGATCGGATGCGCAGGAACAGGCGGCGGTCCAGGGATGCCATAGCCTGGATCGACCGGACGCTGCTGATCATCAAGCAGAATGATGTACGCAAGAGAACTCCTCGCCATTGTGACCTCCTAGCCTATTGGTTATCCGCCATGAACCCGGGGGGAAGCACATTCCCCATCCCACCGGTAACACCGGGGACCGCTGTCGGTGCGCCCATGTCCGGTAACGAGGCCGCAGCGCCCGGAACGGGTAAAGGCGCAGCAACGGGCCGTTTCTTTCCGATCGCCCCAAAGGGCGCTTTCGGCAATGCTGGCATTTTGGGGATACCAGGCGGGGCCGCGATCGAAGCGGCGATCCTGTCATGATGGGCTTGCGTGATGTGCCCCTGCTGCAGCAGATGTTTTGCACTGGCACGGGTCAGGTTGCGCATATGAGACGGCGTCTGTGCCATCATCTGAGCCGGTGTCTTTGTCATCATCATATGAGCTGATATCTTTGCCATGATAGCGACCCTTTCTCAAAACGCCGGCACCGTATCAGACCATCATGACAGATGCCATATTCTCACGAGTTTGAGCCCCTTTTCGGTGCGCTGCATCTTCCACAGATGGCCCTTCTGATCGGCGAATACCTGCATGAGACCGGCTTGCTCTGGCAGCATGGCCGCCTGCCACGGTATCTCATCGATACCGCCGTTCAAGATCATATACCGGATGGTATTATGGTTGGCCTTGATCTGTTCGATCGGCGTCAGTCGGCCGCCATCATCCGCGCGCTTATCCATTATGACCCCTCCTCGAGAAAAAGGGCGGCGGAAGGAGCATCACCACCTCCCGCCGCCCCGGCGTCGCACGCTTGCTGCTGCTGCAAGGACCATACGCCAAGCCACATTCTATCTCTGAGGTTCCACATGGTCAACTGGGGGCTTACTCTCGACTGGAAGCTTATTCCCTTCGGTCTCGACTCGGGGCTTATTACCTTCGATCATCTGCTGCACGACCTCGCAAGTCTCAATGACCGCCACCGCCTTGCCATCAGCCAAATTGATCAGGCAATTGGTGGCCTTGTGATACATCCGATCATGCTCGGTCACACCTTCCCGCGGCCCACGCAGACTCGTTATCTGATCCGGGTTGACCTCAATGGCCGCGCCATCAGCACCATGCAATAGAATAAGAACGAACAGGAAGAGCATATCTTCCCCCATCTGTTGCACTACGCAAGGACAACCCCCTTCCAGGCGCCGTCATATATCCAGAACTTGTGGTTGGTCGTGTCATAGATCATAGGCACAAGACCGGTATATGTCGCCGCGGGAACACCAGTCGGTGCACCGGCGCACGTGGGAATGTAAAAGAAGCCGGTTGTGGCAGTCGTAGCAAGCGCGCCACCGACAGCGGCCCCGACAGCAACATTGCGCTTGCTGTCGATACGAAGCGCCTCAATAGGGGAAACAGAGCCACTGGCGGCAACATCGAAATACAAAGCCCCCGGCATCCCGCCAACAGCTGGAACATTATCAACCAGCGCACGGATCTGAGACGATCTGCCAAACTGCGTGCTGTCATCCCCGGCAAACACAAGCCGGCCAATTTCATCCGCATTCTGAACCGTGGTGAATGTACCGGGACTGGTAGACCGGGACTTGAGCATCTGCAGAGAAACGCCTCGGTTATCCGCTATCCAGGCCTGATAACCCGCCCCACCGGTAAAGTCAGCATAACCGGCAATATTCAACCTCGGTACGGATAACCCGGATGCCGCATAACGCTGGCCCGTGGTCAGGCCCAGGAATGTCTCCCCACTCGGTCCGGTAAATATGCCAGCCAGCGCAGGCGAGCTGACGTTGCCGCCCCCGTTGCCAACGTACCACGTGTTTCGAACCATGATGGTCGTGTTGGCAACGGCATTGTTGATACCATAGCCAGCATTGTTGCGGATCGTTGTGCCATCAACAAGGATGATAACCGTCGTACTGTTGTTCCGAATGCCATCCCGACCCGAATTGTAAATTGTCCCGCCGATAAACTGCACAATGCCGTTATGGCCGCTGACAATACTTACATCGTCCTGGCCGGACGAACTCGATGCGATCCAGGTGCCATCAAATGAAAACCAAGCACTGGCATTGGTCAACGTGTCGGCAAGCTGAACACATGGCCCGCTTGACGGACTATCAAGCGCCAAAGCCGGACCGAAGAAAACCTCACGGTTGCCCTCGGCGGCATAGTCATTTGAAATACGTAAATTTATGCCGTTGCCAATAACGTTGCCCGAATTGAAATACAGTCCGCCAAACCCGCCAGCGACATGAACGCCGATAGCGCATAATGAAACCTTCAGGCCTTCGCGAATGGTTAGATCAGCCTTTGCACCTGTACCCACTGTGCCGTTAATGCGCAGTCCATCCTGTTGGGCAACTATCTCACGCCCACCATAGACGCAATTATCCAAAGCATCCCACCAAACGCCATTGAAAAGCTTGTTGCCGGCCGCGCCGTAGCGGGACTGCCCGGCTACGCTGAAATTAATTTCGGACTGGATGACGTTCTTGATATGAACGGCAGCGCCTGCCGTCATGGTCGTATTGCTATCGATATAAATAGAACCAATTCTTATCCGGGCCTGCTGCACAGCGCCAGTAATGTCACCCACAGTAATGATGTCTGATGTGGTTCCCGCACCTGTATATCTAATTACGACCTCTGTAGCGGCACTCTGGGTTTCTAACGCAAAATAACTGCCATTCAACGTCAACGGCTGCGATGTCATGTAAATGCCGGAAGATAAAACACCGGCTCGAGGAGCAGATAAAGAAGCGCCTGCCAGCCATGTAAAAAACGCCTGCAAAGCAATACTGTCATCCGTCGCACCATTCCCAACAGCGCCAAAGTCTTTTGCATTCGCAACCATTGCAAACCGGTCCGCAAGGTCCTGCGATGTCGTTCCCACACTCGCCAAAAACGGCAAGCTATTTATGTCGGTCCCCACAATTTGGCGAGAAAAGACCATTGTTGCCTCCATTCATCTCATGTAGGTCCCAACAAGTTCATCTCATGTAGGTCCCAGCAAGTAAAAACCATCCGCACCCAAAAGAAGCTCACCGTCAGCCCCCACCAAATAAACCAACCCAGACCCCAATAAATAAGCACCATCTCCACCCTGAAGGAACGCGCCATCAGCCCCCTGCAAATAAACTAACCCATCCGGTGGAACAGGAAGCTGAGGCTCAAACACAATGCGCCGCGCGCTCTCGATCGTGTAGCGAAGCTGCGCCTTCGTGGTGAGAATTTTCATTTCTTCTTCTTAACGTCTGCAGCAGGTGATCTCGATGACGGAGATACATCCTCGACCGGCGAAACCTCTTCCCATGGCGGCATAGATGATCTCTTGGCTACATCCGGTTGTGCGTTCTTGACCATATCGGGTCCCTCGATCTCCCCTGACTGCCCTGTGCTAGGTGGCGGCATGTAACCCGGGGGCCACGGCACCGGGTTGTTAGGGTTGAGCGGCATATTGACCGGATATTGCCCATAATGGGGCGGAATAGCTGGATCATCGCCATCCTTCACCCATTTCGGGATCTTTTGACTAGTGATCGAAAGATCAGTCAGCGCATCCTCGACTTTGTAGATGATCGCCTGCACACGTTCCTGGCTGTTGCATTGGCCAAGATCACCTCTGATCTCTTTGAAGGCCGCCGTGTTCGCCTTGATGACATCGACAAGACCGTCATGCGAGGTCTTGGCATTCAACACCGGCAACAACATTGCGTTGGTATCCATCCTCTATCCTCCCTACGGAAGCATTTTGAATAAATGTGACTTCTGCGTCGGCGATCCGCTGTCATAGGCAAATATCACCTGCACCAACGCATCATGCGCCCCCGTGACATCAGCCGCAACAATATCGGTGCGCGCATCTTGCGATGCGAAATACCTCGTAATGAGCGTGCTATCCGCATCTATGATCGAATTGGTCGTGCGCAGGTCTTCGATCATCGCAATGAGGCTCTGGATCTTCGAGACATACAAGTTCATGAAACTGATAGGGTTCGACATTTACCCAACTCCCATTCTGAACATCTTATCCGACTCCCATAAGAGACATTGTTCCGCCCTTCGCCGCCGCCGCACCAGTCGCAGTGTAGTATGTTGACGCAACGACCGCCCAACTGCCAGACCCCGATGTGAATGCACAAACTTGCGTCCCCGTCGCCGAAACTGACTTCCATTCCTCGCCGCGGCCCGACACCGTACCCTGGTTCATCAGCGTAAAACCCGAGCCCGCCGTCGGGGTCGGACCCGTCGTCACCATTCCAACATGAACAACCTCAGTCGCAACCGTCGTCGCCCCCGTCGTCACCGTCCCGTTAGCCGATGCACCGGAATTCGTCGCCGACTGATCCAGCACAAACCCATTCGCATTGCCACCACTGTCCGTGATCTCGCAAATGCCGACCGAAAAGAACGTCGCCGTGCCCGTATAAGCCACCGACACCGTATCAGTCCCACCAATGCCCTGCTTCACATAGTAGGTCTTGCACTGACACGTATTGTCGCTGGTGGTCCGTGAACCAACCAGTATGAAGGTATTGCCCACCGTATCGGTCGGCGTGCTGATGGTGAGCGAATTGTCGCCTGTCACATGGACGATAATGCCGCGGTTGGCCGTCGTCGCCGACGTGAACGCCGCAGTCATGGGACTCGACGGCGTCAGCGTATCAGTCAGTTTAGAGTTGGTAAGTGTAATAGCCATTGTTTATGTACACTGCACATAAAGCGCGGTAATAAAGATCGATGATGCCGCCGCCGACACCGTCGCCGTCCAATTGTTCGCCGCCGTCGCCTGCACCATCGCACTGTCAACCGGCACCGTAAAACCTCGCATGTCGCCCGCAGGAACCATCACCGTCATGCGCGTTGTTCCCGCCGTCGAATCCTTGATCGCAACGTTGACCGCCGTGCCGCTCGTGTTCGAGATCGTCAGGCCATAAATATCGTTGAATACACCCGATGAGCCCGCCGTCACGATCGTGGTTTCCGTCGTCGTTGTGATCGTCGTGGTCTGAAGCTTCTTGAGATCGCGCAGCGCCCCCACCACCACCTGCTTGCCAAGCTTGTCAAATATTGCAGTGACACGCTGGCCATCACTGACCGCGGTCGGGTTTGCCGTCTTGGCAAGGCCGCCAATTTTCTGTGGGTTGCCGCTGTCCGTCGTGCCGGACGCTATTTCGCCGACACACTGCTGGTTCACAGTCGACTTGATATTCACCAGCACGTTGCCGGCGCTGTCCAACTGCAACGGCGAGGAATTGCCGCTGGTGATCGTCGTCGGCGTGGTGTTGAACTCACCCCCGATCAAAATAGCCTGCCCAGGCGTCGCAATGTTCTGCGTCGAGGCAAAGTCAAAGACACCGCCGCCATTGCCGACACAGCGCGAGGTCCATGTGCCACCTTGCGAGGCCGTGCACAGGAAATTCGCAGCATTGTTCTGAAATGCCAGCGTCTCATGCGCCGCCGTCGTCAGATCCGACTGCACCGCCACCGTGCCCGTGCCGGCAATGACCGTCGACAACCTGGCGCGGACGTTGGTCGCCCCCGTCGCAATGATCTGGAAGGCCTGGTTCGTGCTGGCCACAAACGTATAGGGGTTGGTCAGCTGCGATCCCGTTACCGGGTCGATCAGCCGGCTGACCGGAATGGTCTTGTAATTCGTGCCGCCATCATACGACTCTTCGAACGTCACTGCGCCACCCGTCAGCGTCGTACCCTGTGTCAGCTGGCCTACAATGGTGTTGTAGGTGACAAATGTTGTCGCCAGCATGCTGATGACGGAATTCAGCGTCGTCACCGACGTCCATGATCCAGTGCCTTGCGTCGGACTCGGCGTATAAACCCACAATGGTGACGCATTGCTGCCAAGCTCGATCCCCGTCGCCGTCCGCAAATTGACAAAACCGGCGCGGTTGGCCGTCATCTGCCACGCACCGCCCTGCCCATTGGTCAAGGCATTGTTCGTGGCCGTGGTCTGGAAAAAACCGCCCGCAGGCGTGTAATTGGTCGTGCCCGCGGTAAATGCCGCCGCGTCCTGCGCCGCCGTGCCGCCACTGCCGGCCCCCGCCTTGATGTTGACCAGCAAATTGCCGGACCCATCCATCTGCAGCGGGCTCATGTTGCCGCTGGTGATGGCCGTCGGCGACGTGTTGAACTGCGCCAGCGCCATTACGCCATTGGCCACACTCGCGCTGTTCTGCGTGCTCGACCCAATGCCCCAGTTCGCCGCCGTCAGCGGATCAACCTGCCCCTTTAAATTTGCCGCCGTGGCCTGTTGCACCGTCACCGCGGCCGCAACGCTCACCGGCTGTGTCACTGCGCTGCCATCGACCTTCAGCGCCGTCGTATTCGCCCCCGTGCCGGTCAGATCAACCCGCAGCCCGCCCGTCGTGGTCAGGCTCAATGGGCTGGTCTGGGCCGTCGTATAAGATGGCGCAGACGTCGTGACTGCCCCCATGCCCAAATTGCCCGTCTGTCCCGATGTCGTCGACCCCTGGGTGGCATTGCTCGGTTGGTTGGCGCTGGTTGAAGCGCCGGTCGGCAGCGATACCGTGCCGCTGACATTGGTGATGTTCCAGGTCCCGCTCTGGCTGGCCGGAAACACCCCGCCCGTGCCCGTCACCAGCCACGCCGTGGTATTCGCCGTGTTGCCCGGTTGAACCGTCCAGGTCCCACTCTGCGTCACCGCCACAGTGCCGCTGACAGGCTGAGTGACCGCCGAGCCGTCAACGCGAAGCGCACCGGCCGTGGTCAGCGAAAAAGGACTAGTCTGCGCGGTCGTATAGCTTGGCGAACCGGTAGTGACGGCGCCCATGCCCAACGTACCAGTTTGGCCCGACGTCGTTGATCCCTGCCCCGCATTGCTCGGTTGGTTTGCGCTGGTCGACGCCCCGGTTGGCAGACTGATCGTTCCAGAGATATTCGTGACGTTCCAGGTGCCGCCTTGGTTCGCCGTCACGGTCCCGCTGACCGGCTGCGTGGCTTGCCAGAACGTTCCGCTCACCGGCTGGGTGACAGCTGAACCATCGACGCGTAGGGCCCCGGCAGTCGTGAGCGATAGATAATTGCTGGTCGCCGTCGTGTACGAGGGCGCCGCAGTAGTCACAGCACCCAAAGCTAAACCGCCCGTTTGACCGGACGTGGTGCTCGCTGCAGCAGCGTTCGTAGGCTGGTTCGCTGAAGTAGCCGCTCCCGTAGGCAGGGGCAGGCTGGCAGCACTCACAGGCTGGGTCGCCTGCCAAAACGTTCCCGTGACCGCCACAGAGGCGTTCGTCAAATTGACGTTCGCGCTCGTCGACGTCATCGCCCACGTCGTTCCGTCCGGCTTCATACTCCATGGGGCACCCCCTTGGTTCGCCGTAACCGTGCCAGTCACCGTCGCCGTGCCAGTAATGCTGACCGAACCCGATACCGGCTGTGTCGTCGCACTGCCATCAACGCGTAAACCACCCGCGGTCGTCAGGCTTAACGGGTTGGTCTGCGCCGTCGTGTAGGTCGGCGCACCCGTCGTGGTAAACCCCATAGCCACGTTGCCAATTTGGCCCGAGCTGGTCGAGCCAACTGCCGCCGCCGTGGGTTGGTTCGCCGATGTAGCCGCGCCAGTAGGCAGTGGCAGGGAGGCCGCCGACACCGGTTGCGTCGTCTGCCAGAACGTCCCCGTCACCGCGACAGACGCATTCGTCAGGTTGACATTGGCAGACGTCCCAGTCAGCGCCCAGGCCGTCCCGTCCGGCTTCATCGTCCATGGCGCACCTCCTTGGTTCGCAGTGATGGTCCCAGATACCGGCTGCGTCACCCCCGAGCCGTCAACCACAAGCCGGCCAACCGAACTCAACAGCAAGCCGTTCATTTGCCCCGTGGTCAGCGTCGGCGGGCTGGTCAAATATTGCCCGCCTATCGCCGTGCCCGTCGCTGGAAAGCTCGATCCGAACGAACTCGATGTCCCGCCGCCACCCGAGCCCGCGATCACATTGACCCGAACCGCACCACTGGTATCCAGGCTGATCGGACTGGTCTGGCCCGTCGTATAGCTCGGGTTGCTGGTCGTCACCGCACCCATCGACAGCGCGCCAGTCTGGCCACTCGTTGTCGACCCCTGCGCCGCATTGCTGGGTTGGTTGGCCGATGTCGCGGCGCCGGTCGGAAGGCTGATGGTGCCTGAGATATTATTGATATTCCAAGTGCCGCCCTGCGAGGCCGTGCACAGCAGGTTGGCAGCATTGTTCTGGTAAGCTACCAACTCATTTAAATTCGGCGTCGATAAATAATAGATCGTGACCGTGCCAGTCCCAGCGATCACAGTCGACAACCGAACACGAACCTGGGCGCTGCCCGTACTAACGATCTGCCAGGCCAAATTGGTGTTCGCTACCAGCGTATACGGGTTGGCAATTTGCGCCCCCGTCGACGGATCGATCAGCCGCCCAGCCGGCACCGCCTTCCATACCGTGCCATTGTCAAACGTCTCTTCAAACGTCACCGCGCCGCCAGTGATCGTGGTCCCTTGCGTCAGTTGCCCCTGCAGCGTGTTATATGCAGCACTGCTGCTGGGAATAACTGCGACCGTCGTGTTCAGCGCCGTCGCCGAGGTCCATGCCACCGAACTCTGCGTCGACGGCAAACTCGGAATGACAAAAAGCGGTGAGCCGCTAACACCCAATTGGTTGCTGTTGGCATCCCGCAAATTCACCTGCAAAGCCCGATAGGCCGTCAGCTGCATCGTGCCCTGCTGGCCAGCTGTCAGCGGGTTGCTGTTCGCGCTCGCCTGATAAAAACCGCCAGACGGTGTAAAATTGCTGCTGCCCGCCGTGAACGTGCTTTCATCCGCCGCCGCCGTCCCACCACTGCCCGCACCAGCCTTGATATTCACCAACAAATTGCCAGCACTATCCAGCTGCAGCGGGCTGGCATTCCCCGACGTGATGGTCGTTGGCGTCGTATTAAACTCGCCACCCACCAGGAACGCATTGGCCGGCGCCGACACATTCTGCCCGGCAAAGTCCAGGATCGCACCCGCATTGCCAACCGTGCGACTGGTCCAGTTGCCACCCTGGTTCGCCGTGATGGTGCCGCTGATCGGTTGCGTCACCGCCGAGCCATCCACCTTCAACGCACTCGAGGCCGTGACCGCCGCCGTGTTGCCGCCCTGGCTGATCGAGGTCAACCATGGCGTGCTGTTGGCGGTATTGCCGGGCTGAACCGTCCACGTGCCGCCCTGCGAGGCTGTGACCGTGCCGCTGACAGGCTGGATCGTGGCCGAGGCATCCGTGCGTAACGCACCCGCCGTGGTGAGCGAGAACGCATTGCTCGTCGCTGTCGTATAGGACGGCGCCGCAGTCGTTACAGCACCAAGAGCCAGATGTCCGGTCTGCCCCGTCGTCGTACTGCCCAATGTCGCATTGCTGGGCTGGTTCGCTGATGTTGCAGCCCCAGTCGGTAACGAAACGGTCCCCGAGATATTCGTAATGTTCCAGGTGCCCGACTGCGTCGCCGCCACTGTACCCGAGATCGAGACCGAGCCCGAAATAGGCTGCGTCACCCCGCTGCCATCCACACGCAGCGCCCCCGCCGTCGTCAGCGATAACGCATTCGACGTCGCCGTGGTGTAGCTCGGCGCACCCGTCGTGACCGCCCCCAGCGATACCGTCCCAGTCTGCCCCGATGTCGTCGACCCCAGGCTCGCATTCGATGGCTGGTTCGCACTGGTCGACGCCCCCGTCGGCAGCGAGATCGTGCCCGTCACATTGGTGATGTTCCAAGCCCCGCTCTGCGTCGCCGCAATGGTCCCGCTCACAGGCTGCGTCGCCTGCCAGAAGGTCCCGCTCACGGGTTGCGTCACAGCGCTGCCATCGACTTTAAGCGACCCGGACACATTGGTCTGCAGCGCCACCATCTGGCCATTGGTCAGCGACGGCGGTGTCGAAAGGTATTCAGCGCCCGCCGCGGTGCCCGTCGTCGGAAACGTCGCGCTGAAGTTGGAACTTGTCCCGCCGCTGCCCGCCCCACCCGTAATATTCACGTTCAGCGAACCCGACGTGCTCGAGATCGCATTCCCCGACCCATCCTGCGTCCGCGTCAACCATGTCCCGCCCTGGTTCGCAGTCACAGTTCCGGATACGGGCTGCGTTACACCGGACCCATCCACCCGGATCGCACCCGCCGTTGTCAATGAGATCGGGTTGGTGTTCCCATTCGTATACGTCGGCGCCGAAGTCCCCACAGCGCCCTGCACCAACGTTCCCGTCTGCCCGGCTGTGGCCGAACCCTGCGCCGCCGCCGTCGCCTGGTTCGCGCTCGTGGCCGCCCCAGATGGCAACGGAAGGGCACCAGCAGAGATCGGCTGTGTCACTGCCGACCCATCCACCTTCAGCGCGCCCGCCGCGCTCACGGTGGCGCTGTTGCCCCCCGCATTGACCGTCATCAGCCATGGCGTCGTGTTCGCCGTGTTCCCAGGCTGCACCGTCCAGGTTCCCGACTGGCTCACAGGAACCGTGCCCGTGATCCCGATCGAACCCCCCGAGATGGCGACCGTCCCGGATACAGTCTGCGTCACCCCGGACCCATCAACCCGCAATGCACCCGCCGGCGTGAGACTCAGCGGGTTGGTCTGGCTGGTCGTGTAACTCGGCGCCGCCGTCGACGTCGCCCCCATCGCCAGATGCCCGGTCTGACCGGATGTCGTCGACGCAATAGCCGCATTCGTCGGCTGGTTCGCCGCCGTCGCCGCACCCGTCGGAAGGCTGATGGTCCCCGTGATGTTGGTGATGTTCCACGTGCCGCTCTGCGTGGCCGCCAGCGTCCCCGATACCGACCACGGCCCGCCGCTCTGCGTCACGGCGCCAATAACGTTCGCCCCCGCCTGCAGCACAATGCCGCCAACAATGTCCCGCGAAATCGAACGCAACTTGGCAGAGACCGACCCCGCAGCGCCAGCTGTCACCGCGAGGTCCGTTGACGCGCCATAGGTGATATTCGCACCGTCAAGCAGCGTCTGCCCCAACGTCGTGATGGTGCCGGTCCCCGAGGTGGGAACGCCGTTGACGATGCCTACAATGGGATCGGCCATGCTCAGAACCCGCAGAGATAGTAGGTTGGCACATACGACGCCGGCGTAATAAACACCTGCGTTGGTAGCTGCAACGTATCTCCCAGCGAGCCCGTGGCGGTGATCGTGATGTTGTCGGTTCCTACCGCCATGCTGCTAGAGTTGACCTGCAGCTGGTTCCCGACAATGGTAAAATACCCCAATTGATCGTACGTCAACGAATAGGTGTAACTCGGCGATCCTCCCGTAACCGAGATCGTGGCCACCACAGTCCCAATTGGCGAACCGGCCGGAACCATCAGCGGCGAGGGCGTCAGGACTATGGTCCCGCTCGGAACGTCCTCAATGATCCCCAGATCAGCAAACCTCGGGAATGCCCCGAGAAACGCAAGATAGACTGTTAACGCACCCGAGGCGGCTTCAAACCATCCAACCATTTGCGGTGCTCCGCAATGTCCTCAGCCAATTGCGTCTCGCGAAGCTCAAGATCGTGTTCAACCCGCATGTTCTTCTCGATCACCTTCTTAAGCGCATCCTCCCGCTGGCCTATATCCTTGGCTTTGCGATCTAGCTCGCGCTCACGGCCTTCCAACATGACCTCGCGTTCCTCTACCTTCGCCATCATCTCAGCCGCCTTCCGCTCAGCATGCTCAGACTGCTGCTTGGCTCGCTCGGCTGCCTCCCGGGCCGCCTTCGCATATCCAAACTCGCTGGTCGCCTGCGAGGCCAGCTTGTCCGTCTCATGCCGGATCTTCTCAGCTTCAGCATGGGCATGCTTGGCAGCCGCCTTGTCATCCTCTGTTGCCTTGCGCTGTTTCTCGTACGCCTCCTCGATCTTCTTGCGCTCCTCTACCATCAGCTTCAACGCCGCCCGCGCCTTCTCAGGGTCCGCCAATACCTGAAGCAAAGCAAAAACAGAACCAGCATCACCTGAGACCGGCGGCAGATAGGGTTGCAGACTCATCATCGCTTTGCCCTCATGAATTGGTGATCACGCTCACAACATGGCCGGCGCCATCCTGCACCATCTTGTATTCAGTCTGGTTCGCCGCAAGCCTTTGGTTGTTCGCCGTCGCAGTCGTCGTCGCCGGCGGGCCTATCGCGATCGAACAGACCACATCCGTATGCAGCCGGACCAGACGCGTGTTCGCATTGAAGGGCGATGACTGCGCCGCCGAGGCGCCTATCGTTATCGGCGCCTGATCCACGATCCCGGGCTCACGCACCAGCTGCGGCGCAGAGTTGGAAAAGGCCTGCGGAAGGTCATGATATTCAGTGACATATAGTTTCGCCATGCTTATCCCCTTCTTCGGCGATCAATTGCTTGATGCGATCATGATCAGCATGAGCTATCAATTTCTCAAAAACCCTGTCGCTCATCGCAAGCAACATCTCGATTTCCAGCTTAAGCTTCTTGATCTTGCGCTTTCGCCTGCGCTGCTTCCTGCCCATATCCTGCCTCAGCTGCTTCCTGCCCATGCCATCGCCTCAGTTCTCTACCCACTGCCTTCATAGCAGGTTTCGCCCGAACTGGAAATGCCGCGGTATCATTCCGTCTCCAACATCATAGCCTCGATCTCGCCGAGGCCCTGCAGATACTTCATCCCAATAAGCGGCCCCATATGGTCCCGCATCCGCACGTCAGTCAGGCACATCCGCAGCGTCATGCAGGCTGCCTCGAAGGTATCGACTTGGTGCGGCGTTAACAGATGGCCGTTAACAACGATCTCAGGCATGACTTCCTCAGCGACAGGCATCAATGCACCTGCACCGCAACTAACCCAAGCTGCCTTTCCATCAGCCGGCTAAACTGCTTGGAAAGTCTCTGCGCTCCCTTGCGCGTGCAGTCGAGACAGAACGGGCAACCAAACCCCTCGATCTCCTTCGCCCCATCCTCACTGAGTTTAGCAAACCCGAAACCGCCCAAATTCCCAGGATCATCATCATCGAGATCCTCGAGGCGGTGAATAACCTTGGTGCAGGAAAAGCAGCGCGGCCTCTCATCGGTATACTGAAAATGTTTGTCCCAATGTAAGAACGCTTGAAGGAACTCGCGTGCTTGCTCAGTACCCGCATCCGCGGCCCGCGCTGTTTCCTCAAAGTCCTGTATACGGATCATCTGAATGCCAACGACCGTCATTCTCTGCCTCCCAGCTTTTGCGGCTTGTACTCAATAGGTATCGAACGTGAGCGCTCGATCTCATCGATCTCGTCAATAAGCGTCTGCAGAATATTGGCCTGGTTTTGACCACTCAGCTCTGTCGTCGCAATAGCCGTCAGCTTCGCATGAACATAGCCAGCAACATCGCGAGCATAGTCGCGAGACTTATCGTATAATCTCTCGATCTCTGCCTCTAACGCGTTGGTCTTGGCTATCGTTAGTGGTGTCACCGGCTGATGCGATATCTCATCAAGCATAGCCATTATGTCGCGGATCGCGGCCGCATGGTAATGCATCCCCATCAAAAGCATCTGCTTAGGCGTAATATCGTGGACGTCCCCAGATGGCCCATTGATGATACGGGCGACCGTAATGCGCCGATCGATCACTACCGGATCGCGCATGGCTTGGCCTCTACGCCCCAGCGCCTCATACATGATCTCACCCGGGCTTTCGTGGGTGCGGCGCAGTCGGCGGACACGCTCGCCCTCATACCCTTTGGGCTTAGGCCGCTTGCGAGCATTGCCCCGATGCTCACCTTTCTTGCTTCCGGCCATCTCGCCTCAACTCCCTGACGCCACGTTTCCTGTGCTGCATATCTTCCAGCACAGCAAGCGCACCCTGGCAAAGAGCGGCCGCAGCACGAAGCCATTCAATGACATCAAGCTCCAGCCTGGCACGCCGTCGCCTGTCAAACCGTGGCCTGCGCTTCTTGGCTACCAGGCGTCGACCGCCAGTACGCTTTTTACTTTCGGCCATCTCGCTTCAGTTCCATGTTGCGCTGCTTCTGCTTGAACCGCGCCTTGCGCTCTTTAGCCGTCATTGCCTTGAGGCCGATCGGCGGCCGACCACCAGAACGTTTTGGCTTCATCTGGAACGATTCCTGCGATGCTTTCGTTCCAGCAGGCGCTTCCATTCCAACAGACCGTTCCGTTCCAGGCTTTTCCATTCCAGGCTTCTTGCCTGGCTTATCAGGCGCCATCCTCTGCTTCACCTGCGCTATGATCTCGCGTAACGTAGCCGAGGACTGCGGTATGGGGGCTTTAGCATTAGCCTTCCAGCGAGCCTCTCTGGCCAGCCTGAGCGCCTTGATCTGCCGTTCTTTTTCGCCTATTTCCATTGGTTTATCTCACTGTGCTGCCTCTGCTACAGGATCCATTGACTCTGATTCCTCGTAGTCAAATAGCCCGCACCTCATCAACATAATGGCCTCTGCATTGAAGGATACGCCTCGCCTCTCTGCCCGCATATTTATGCTGGCGAATAACTCAGGTGACATGGTGACAGCTATCCTGATACGATCGCCTCGCAAATTTCCCTTAACGCCTTTAGCCATCATCAAGCGGTGCCCCCGCGGTTGGTAGGTTTCTCGACGAACATCCTTTCAGCCTGCTGGGCTGCGGCGATCGAGAGCAATTTATTGCCGAATTCAGTCAGGACGTTCCCCATGATGACCATGGTGGCGAACACGGTTCCCTCATCATCAAACAGGTCGATATGATAATGGTCGCAGTTTCCGCACATATAGCCGTGCCAGCCGGCGGCCAGCATACGGCCATCCTCAGCGAGCCGCGGTTCAGCCTGGGTTTTTAACACCATTGATATGATCCCTCACCATGTCCTGCAGCGTCTGGTTCTTACTGATGCGGCGCATCATCTGGTCAACGTCTTTGTGGACGTTGTCGAATATCCGATCGAGCGGCGCATCGGCCGGCAGCCCGATCTCGACGCGATGCGTGAGAATACCGAAACAACAGACAAAGCCCATCACATAGCTGACTTCATCGAGAGGGGGTTGGCCCATCATCGCCTGAACCCGGTTCGCCACATCGAACCCCTTCTCGATCGTGTTCCCCATGTCGTGCAGATCCGGCATTATCGTCATCCTCTTTTGGTACCCAATGCAAAGCGGCTGCGACTGACTTCGTGAGGGCCTCCTTCTCTGCTGGGACGTAAACAAGCTGCTCTAAGTCAGGCAGTCCCCTGTATATCGCCTCTAGCACTTCACCACGGCTCGCGAGCCGACCCTCGGTGTACCATATCACATTGGTAGGCTCTTTCAGAGAAAACAGCACACCGCCATCCACCTTCTTGAGACGATAGCCCTTGGTGATCCAGATAGCCGTCACGCCGGGGTTATGCAGCAGCGGCTCACCGGCCATTGTGCCATCAGGCACATCGATCTCATTGCGGCGCATGCGGGGGTTGGACAGGAAAGGACAGGCTTGCACCGCATAGACGGCGCATTCGAGATGACATGGCGGTTCGCTCGTCACCCGGTTGACGGTGCACATGGGACCGAGCACGAAGCAGAGATATTGCCCCAACTTGGTGCCGCACAGCCAGCACAGCTTGTTCTTGATGCAGCCTTCGAACTTATCCGGATCCGCGGCACGGAAGTCGCCGCTTTCCGGAACGAAATATGGCACCGGATAGCCACGGGCATTGATCGGCAGCCGGGACATGCGCATTGGCATGCGGATAGACCGGATCGAGGCGTTGAGCTTATTTACATCCATGGTGGCGTCTCCCCTTCGATCAGAAGGTTCGCCGGCCAATGCGGCAATTTTCCGGTCCTGTTGTAGGCCTCCCAGATCAGATGCACAAACCGACCCAGATGCAAGGGTATCTGCTGATCACCTTCCAGCCTATGGATGCGGTTCTCGACGTTCTGATCCGATCCGGTATAGCCGATGATGTGGATGGCAAAGTCGAGCTTGTTGAGCCCCATTGCACGACGGATCATCCTTAACTGAGTTCCGGTCATCCTGTGAGCCTCCGATGATGTCGGACGGTGTTGCCAAACAGAGATAGAGCATCTTCGAGGTCCTGTCCAAGATGGCTGATGGTCATATGCTTAGGCTCGTTCACAAGCCAGAACGCCGCTGTGTAATTGGGAAGATGGGAATGGACGCTGCGGCTTTGCCACAGCTCCATTCTGATCCCGTCGATGGTAACCCTCCAGAGCACTGCACTCATCGGAACACCTCCCTCAATTCACGGATCGCATATTCCCGCTTGGGGTATTCCCTGCGGGCCACCCGCCATGCGTCACGCTCGTCTTTGGCCTCCACCGTTGCGTCAAAATACCAGTGTTCGGCGCGCTCCCACACTCTAACATCGAAATATTTCATTGTGATGCTCCCTATTCGTCCTGCAGACCGAGATAGTGTTCAACCATGTCGGCGATGGCGCCGAACCGGGTTGCCCCATAGCCGCGGATGCGACCTTCGTCCGCGCTCTCGCGATAGGCCCCATACTCGCCATTGGGCAAAAGACCGGTAATAACGACG